TGGTGCCGAACACCCAAATCTCGCGGAAGTTTGACAGGATGGCCACCACTCCATCCGGCGACCCCTCGGCGCTGGCGAAGTCCAGCGGATCGACCGAGGTGCCGTCAAGCAGCGCCGTCACCCAAATCTTCTGGCTGTTGGGCTCGTTGAAGACGAAGTAGCCGTCCAGATAGCCGACCGTCACCGCACCGGGATAGTCGGGGTCACTGATCGGGGCGAAGACGTTGGTGTTGGTGTTATAGATGTAGCCGGGGCCGTTGGCTGCGACGAACAACTGCGTGCCGTTGTCGGCCATGCTCACCGGCCCCGTGCCGGCAATCGTGCCTAGCAGCGTGGCGGCGTAGTTGGCGTCAATCTTGTATAACTGCGTGCCGCTGACCACATAGCCGTAGTTCCCAAACGTCCACAGCCCGCGAATCGGTCCGGACCCAACGTTGGTGAGCAGTCGCAGCCCCGCGCAGCGTTGCAAGAAGGCCGGTTCCTTGCCCGCTTCAGCGACGATCTCGGGGTAAAGGTTGACCATGCGATTGTCCGCAGCGTTGACGCTGCGAGCCACATATGACGATCCGAGTATTGGGGACTTTATGATATACTCCTATCGCAGCAAGGAGCTACATCATGATTGAATGGAAACCACTTGTAGGCCACGAAGACGACTACGAAGTGAGCAACGAGGGTAGTGTACGCCGGGCTACGTCTCGCGGAAAATTTCACCAACGCTTTACGCCAGAACAGATTGATGCAATCAAGGCCAGTTACTCTAATGGGCAAAGCCAAAGAAAAGTAGCGGCGCTGTTCGGCGTTAGCCAAATGACCATACAAAAAATTGTTGCCGGAATCAGCTATGTGGACGCTAACCATGTGCTGGTGCCCGCGCGGCGGGCAGATGGTTATTGGTTTGTCACTCTGTCGGTTAACGGAAAACACACCCACAAGTCCCTTCACACCGCCGTTGCCGAAGCGTTTTTGGGCGGCAGACCACACAACGCTTGGATAAATCACAAAGACGGTGATAAGAGCAACAACCGCGTCAAAAATCTTGAGTACATGACGCCCGCAGGAAACATGCAACATGCGTTGTACGAGCTTGGCAAATCCAAAAAATTGACTTTTGATCAAGCCAAAGACATTTGGTACGCAAAACAAAAAGGCGAGAAACGCAAAGATGTTGCGGCTAGGCACGGCATATCCATCCACATGGTCACCGCCATATGGATGGGTAAATCGTGGTGGCACGCAAGATAGCATTACGCAACCACTTCAATTAACGCCCACGCCGCCCAGCCTGGCGCAGCGGTTGCGATGGCGTCCCAAACGTCAACTTGACCTTCGCCGCGATACAACTGCTGCACCTCGTAGAGGATGCCCACGGCAGTCGTGGTGTACGCCAAACACGCGCCCAAGCCCCACCAAGCGTGGATCGTGAGCGCGCCCAGCGCGCAGCCGATGGCTAGGACGCCAAGGGCGATGTGGAGCAGTTTGTCGCGTGGCAGCATGATCAATAGTTGCCGGCATAGATGTTGAACCGCTGCCGCGTGGCCACCAGCGAGTAAGGCATCGACATCACATCGTCCGGGTTGTTGATGCGCTTGAGGTTGCGCTTGCTGGTCATGGCGATGCGCTGCACTTGGGGCGAAGGCTCGACGCCAAACTCAGGCGCGATCTCCATCGCCAAGTTGTAGACAAACGCACGCAGGTAGCCAGGCGGGAACGTCAGATCGGTGGCCAGCGTAGCCGGCCGCGTCAGCTCTTCGACGCTGATGAAGTGCCACTCCAGCAACCGCGTGGGCACCGGGTAGATGTACATCTCAATGTCCGGGTAGGTCATGTTGACCCAAATGACCTGCGGATACGTCGAGGTGACGGTCTTGACCGCGATGCCGTTGTACTGCTGCTGGTTGATGATCTTGACGCCGAAGCTGACGTTGGTCTGCGGATCGCGGAAGTACGTCGCGTCGTCCAGCAGAATAGGGCGGTTGCCCACGAAGTCGCCGGTCGGCCCAAGCGTGCGGCTGCGCGTGCTGGGCGGCCAGTTGAACACCTGATCCTGCGTCGAGAACACCGAAAGTCGCTCAGTATTCCACGACTCGATCATCTGGTTGAGCGCCGTCAGGCTGTCTTGCGACACCGACGCAGAAGGCGTCTCGCCCTCGGCCAGCACGCCTAGCAGACGCAAGGCTCGATTGATCTGGTCGCCTGCAGTGGTCGCCATGTCACGCTCCTTCGGCGCGGCGCTTGCGCCTCACCGGAAGCGCATTCTCTTGCGGTGCGGGCGCGGCGTCAACGGGCGGCGAAGGTTCGTTGGGGTCGAACCGTTCCCAGCCGTTTTGCTCGTCGTATGCGGCCTCCAGATCGCTGCAAGCGACCTTAGCCCCGTGAATCGGGTGACGCAGGTAGATGACTGCCACTTTCGGGCTCCTGCTGGTCTAGGCGGTCCAGCAACATTCTGTAAATCGAAAGCGAGGTTTCAGCCTGAACGATGAAGGTTTGCGCCCTCGTCAATTCACGCTGAACCTCGCTTATTTCAGCCTCGATGAACTCTCGGCTGATCTGCATCAGGCAACCGTGCTGACCATGATGTAGTAGGTCGTGCTGCCGCTTCTGATCGGGATCGTGTGCGTCACGCTCGGCGAACCGACCGCAGCGCGGAACACGCCCGTGGCGCTTGCGGCCGGCATCACAGCAAACGTGCCCACCTCGCCCGTGCCCGAGTTGGTCACGCGCAAGAAGGACGCATTGCTCCAAGTGCCGCCAGAAGCGAAGTCGGAGTCAAGTTGCAGAGCCGCCAGCGTACCACCAGGGTTCGTGGACGAACCGCCGATGGTGGCGCGGATCGCGTTGGCCGCGCCGCTGATCGTGCCGCCGGTGTTCACTGACAGGCTGATGTGCGCGCCGTTGGTCGTTTGAGCCGCACCCTGCGCCGCCGTCACCCGAGAAAACGCCCGCAGCGTCTCACCAGCGCCTGCGCCCGCAAAGTCCATGCGAGCGTAGTAGCCACGCGCGTCGCCCGAAGCGTGCGTCGAGGTGGCGTAGAGCTGAGAGATGTTGCCGGAACTCGTCTGCACCAGAGGGGCACCAGAAGTGCCCATCTGGAAACTGTCGAGCGCCGGGTCGCTGTACGCGACGCCGATTGGCTTGTTGTTCGCCATAGCCGATTCCTTTCAAAGACGGGGGCCGAAGCCCCCTTGGGGTTTAGGCCACGCGGTACAGCGCCCAGGTCGTCTCACCCGTCTTGCGGCCACGGAAGCGGGCTGCCGTGCCGGCGGTGGCGGCCACGGTCATCAGACCTTGGCTACCCGACGTTCCGACCGTCCAGCCCGTGCCGGCTCCGATGGTGATGACGCCCGAGCCCGAGCCATCGACGTTGATCACCGAGAACTCGATGGTCGAATCGACGCGGGCGTTGGACATGTTCGCCTCCAGCAGCGCCACCGTGGGCAGCGTGTAGGTGGCGGGCGAGGTTCCGGGCGAGCCCAGGATCAGACCCGTCTGCAGTTGAGCAGCGGTCAGGGTTGCGGTAGCGGTCGCGGTGGCCGGGGCCGGAGCCACGCCCATCACGAACTCGCTGCTGTTGCCTGCGCCGACTTGGTAGCCGCCAGCGCCGTTGGGGAGTGCCATGATTCAGGTTCCTTTCAGTGTTTGTTGCGCTCGGGGGCCGAAGCCCCCGTGACGATCAGCCCCACAGACGCACAGCCATCGGAGGACGAATCACGCTGTAGCCATACAGCACGTCGATCCGGCAAGGCATCCGGTCGTTGTTGATGTCGTACTGACGCACGACGCGCAGGCTGATGCCGTTGTGGACGGCACGCGCGGCCATGTCAACGCCCTGCGGGAGCAGGAGGTCGGCGGTGGCGAACGTGATGGCGTCCTTGTGGTACACCAGGTTCTGCGGGTAGGTCGTCGAAGCAGCGCCCACGAACGTCACGGCCTTGGTGTTCACCGCGATGGTGTTCACCGTCGCCAGCGCGTGGTTGGCCGAGTACAGCGCGGGGCTGATCTTCAGCGTCACGGCGCCGCCGACAGAGGTCGCGTCTTCGGTCACCACGAACTGCTGCAGCGAGCCGGTGGACTCGCGCGTTTGCGGGTTCACCGCAAAGCAGTCGGCGATGGTGAAAACGTCACCCTTCTTGTAGGTCGTACCGCTGCCGGCAGACGCCAGCGTCAGTTCGCTTTCGCCCTCGACAGGCACCTCGTTCACGGTCGCGCCGGTAGCGGCGCGCGAGCCGGTCGTGAACTGCTTGATCGACTGAGACATGTTGATCTCGTCGAAGCCGAGCACGCCCATGCCCATCATGCCGTTCTTGAACTGGCGGCTGATGGTGTCCGTGGGGTTGAACAGGCCCTTCATCCCTTCCACCAGGCCCGCGTTGGCAGCCGGGTTGACGGTCGCGTAGCGCGGCGACATCACGGCGGCCGACTCGTTGAGCTTCTGCTGGGCTGCAAGCAGCACGGCAGAGGTCGCCGGGGTCGTGCCGGGGGTGCCCACCGACTGGAAGATGCTCTGGAAGCTGTTGGCCACGTCCGCGTCGATGCTCGACGCAAGCTGGCTGATACGAGGCTTGAGCACGCGCTCGGCGAAGTCGTCCAGCTGCATCGTCAGTTCAGCGGACGTGAAGTTCACGCCGATGTGCTTCTGCGTCGAGACGGTCAGGGTCGTGAACTGCTCGTTGTCGTCCTGCGTCTGCAGGGCGGCACCGTCCGTCACCAGAGCCCGGTCGGGCAGACGGATGCGCAGCGTGGAGCCGATCTTCGCGCCTTCGACGGCGAACGAGTCGTCGTACTGGCGGTTGACGTTGCGGGTGATCACCAGGTTGTTCTCGAGGATTTCGAGAGCCTTCCGGGTGATCATGTCGATGGTAAGCAGGCTATTCGCCATGATTTAGATTCCTTTCAGCGTTGATACTGCGCCTGCATCTTCTTCATCTGGCGCTGGCGGTCGGCTTCAATCCATTCCGAGGCACTCATCGTCTTCACCGATCTCGGGTCAGTCGTATCATAACTCGGGTTGCCTGAAGCACGCGCCGTCACCGGAGTGATTGGTGCAGGTGCCGATGATGTCTTCCGAACGGGAGGCTCGCTGCCAAGTTTGGCCTCGATCTTCCCAATCTCACGCGCTTGCAACAGAGGCGACAGGCGGGAAATGCGGTCGGCTTCCTTGGGATTGCTGCCCAGCCAGTAGGCTAGATCAGGCCCAACGTCCGACGCTTTGATCGTCTCGGCCATCACGTCGGTGATCCGAAGCTGCGGATTGTAGGCGACCTGTTCAAAGTCGTCGTACTTGGTCCGGGCTTCTTCTTCACGTTCCGCGTAGGCTTCGTTGACCGCAGCCTGCTGCCGTTGCAGTTCCCGCTGGGCGAGCAGTTCTTCGGCCTTCCTGACGGCCAGTGCTTCCGCATAGGCTTCAGGGGACTCAAACTGATCGACAGGCGGCAACTCCTTGGGCGGCGCTTGCATTTCTGCTTGCTTGGCCTGCTGCTCGCGTTCCCACTTGCGCTGCTCTCTTGCGAGGCGCTTGCTGATCATCGCATCCAGATCAGCCTGAGTGAACTTGCGTTCCTCGGTCTGTTCAGTTTGCGTCTGTTCAGCGACTACCGGCTCAGTTGATGCAGTATCCGGGGTGGCCGTCACCTCGGGGGCTGGTTGCGCGGAGTCAACTTCCGCTAAGGTTTCTTGGGTCATGGTTGCTCACGTTGAGCGCCTGGTCTGCCGGGCCAGTACAGTTTTCAGATTATGCGCTAAGAAAACGCAAAATCAAGTTAAGCAAAATTTATTGTTGTGTCTATAGACTGTATTATTTTGCCCTATACGTTAAAACATCCAGAAAACGAAAATGAATTGTTTGTTGTTACCGCGGCGGGCGCGCCTGCAACATACATTGTTGTTAAAATCCAACCGGTTGGGCCTGTCGTAGCAAGGTCGGTAGTGTTCAACCAATTGCCTATTGCGTAGCTTGGAGAGGAAAAAGGAAGCCCCGTAAATGCAGCGGTTCCAGATCCACCCCAAGCAATTGTTGCCCCACCAGCACACACTAGCGTAATGTTCATAAACACAAGACGACCTACGCGTGTGTAATAATAGGTAGATGTAATTGAGCCAGCACCAACTACTTCAGTAAAACCTGATCGAGTGGCTGTTCCGGTGCCTTCCTCGTACCAGTTCAGCAACTGGCTTGTTGAGCCCGCCGACGCGGCGTTGGCGGTGAAGTTGATGCCTTTGGCTGCGGTGCTTTGCGTGATGTTGTCGGTAAACGACCCCCCGGCCATTGCAACAGCGCGGCCAGCCGTGAGGTCGGCAACAGACACTTTCTTGGTGCTGCTGGATTGAACAATTGGCAGAACTTCAGTGCCCGCAAGCGGCGTTGTTGCTGAAGTAAGCTGGGAAATTTTAAGGTCGGCCATATAAAATTTTATGTGAAGTTAAAATAACTGTTAGGCGATTCTTTCGGCCAATACTGTGATATTAATGTCACCAGCAGTATGGTCGGTCGTGCCGCCCGAATACAGCGCGGTTAAATCTCCTCCAACAGCGGTGGGTTGCAGCATATCAGAAACCGTTGCTGAGTAAGGCACGTCGGCCGTACCCCATGCCGCTTGCAAAGTCGCCAAAGCCAGCGAAGCCGACGGAATTACTGTGTAAGTGTTTGTTCCATTTGTAATGGACAGGTTGCGATTACCGCCAGAAAAAGGCGTCAAACCAACCGCCAGAATGCCCAATATGCGCCATTGTTCGGACGCAAGCACCGCGTCAATTATCTTTACTGACGCCCCTGATGCTAGTTGCGCGCTGCTAATCGAGACGTTGAAAGACTTGGTTTCGTTGATCTGGTTTTTCTGATTACTTATGGTCGAGTAATCAATTCTTACGTTTGACGCGATTTGTGAAACGGACGCAGTTAATTGCGCGTCTACTGCATCCAGCCACGTTACCGTTTTTGACCCCGTTGCCGTCGTGCTTACAGGAGTCGTGCAGTTGGAAAAATTGGTTTGTTGAATGGTGATGCGGGCGCTGTTATCAATGTACAACCCGGCAGAAAGCGCGTTGAGATAAGAAGAGGCGAGCGTAATACCGTAGCTGTCATTGACTTTTAAGCCAATTGCGTTTGTGGGGGCGCCAGCCGTTTCAATAGCGATACCTGAAAGAAAAACCCCGTTGTTACCGCTGTCCAAAAAAATTACTGGATTGCCGCTGTTGTCAAACGCGCTGACGGACAGGCCGTCAACAGAAATCCCGGTGCAATCGGCCATGTAGAGTTGCGCAATTGGATTTGCCGGTTCTGTAGATGCGTACTCCATGTACGTCCCGACCAGGCTACCGCCGTAAACGCTGTCGAGGTAAATGTTGGTGTAAGCGTTTGCCTCGCCGTCACATTGAAGCATTCCGAGCGTTCTGGCGGCCTTGACGTAGAAACCATTTGCCCCGTTGTAAGTTGACAAACAACCGGCCAGCATAATGTTATTGGCTGGCGCCAATACGCCAGCCAACGTAAACCCAATTTGAATCCCGTTGTTTACGTTGTACCAAGTCTGGCACCGAGTGATTTTTACGTTGTAATCATTGGCGACGACGATGCCGTTGTAGCACTGGAAAACCCAGACGTTTTCTATTTCTGTAAACTCTGAACCGAAGTTGCAGTAGATGCCGGAAACATTGGCAACGCTGCGCCCTTTGATTTGAAAATTCTTGAAGCCCACATAGGTTCTAGCGCCAACGGATGCGTTGAGGGAAAGCGCCGCAACAGGCGTTACAGACGTAAAATCTGCAAAAATGATTGTGTTGAAGTTGGACTCACCGCAGAACTCTGCCTTGGTCTGCGACCCCGCAAAGTTAATCGGAGATGTGATGCGGTAACAGCCCGTCGGCACATAAACCGAGCGCCCGGCCGCGTTTGCAAAGGTCACAGCAGCTTGTATGGCCGCGGTGTCGTCTGTTCCGTTGCCTGTGGTTCCATTGGAATCACCTACCGCGCCGAAGTCGCGCACGCTTACCGCCTCGCGCAACTTGCTTTGCACCGTGCGCAATTGCGCCCCAGTTCCTGCTTGAAGGAATCCAACAAGCGCCGACCCTCCTGATGCGGCCAAAGTAGCCAACGTCGCTTGATCCGGCCCATTGAGCCCATCCACCGTCCACACCAGCACATTTGACGTTGTATACAGCGCCAGCTTGTACTGCGCGCCAGCCAGCCATACGGACGCCTCGCCGCGAGAGTCAAGCACCACAGGATTCGTGTTGGCGACGTTACCCGTCGAGTCCGTGTAGCTCGCCAGCGGCGTCGTCGTGCCGGCCGCGTAGGTGTACAGCTTGCCGCCTGCCAACGGATTGCCGTTGGCGTCAAAAAATTGCAGTTTAGGCTGCGGGCTAATGCTGACTGCGGGCATAGTGTTATTCCAGCAAGATCAACCCGCCGTCTTCTTGGACGAGGTTGTCGTTTGATTCGGTCAACAGATCGGCCTGCGCCTGGTCGTTGCCACGGCCTGAGAACAACGTGGCGATGCTGCCAAGGCCGATGGCCACGGCGTTGCGCAGGTCGGGGCCGAAGAAGCTCATTGGCGGTTCACCGGCTTGCAGTACGCCGTGCCGTCAGTGCTGCCAATGCGCAACACGCTCACGCGCCACGGAGCGCCCGAGGTGTCCAGCGGCACGGCAAACGGAATCGGCGTAAACGGCGGGATGGGGGTGCTGGCGTTGGTAGCCGTGGCTCCCACGCCGACCTCTACGTAGCACGGCTGGTCGCACCACACCAGCACGCCCTGCGGGCCAGGCGGCCACGCGGTCGTGTTGCCGGCCGTCGCGCCGGCAGTAGCCGTGTACGCCGGGTAATCGGCCTTGGAAAGGGGCTTGAGCAATTCCATGTCGTGTCCTTACGCGAGGAATTTCAGTTTGTAGAGCGTCGAAAGATACTGCCCCACAATCTCGTCGATGATGTTCTGCAGCGGAGTATCGTCCTTCTTGCAGACCTCGTAGCGCATCTTTTCGATGTCGGCAAGCGAATCCTCAAGGAACTCCACAATGTTGCCAGTTTTCTTGGCCGACATCAACGTGATCGGGCCAATCAGCCCGTGCCGACCTTGATACGCCTCTGCGTACTTGTCAGCCAACTCCACGATGTTGTCGTAGAACTCGTTGAGCGCCGAGTGCTTGGCGAACGATCTGGTGTTCAAGTGGACGCTGTGCGCGACATCCCGCGCCAAAAACAGCGTGCCGATGAAGTCCGCGCAACTCATTGCATTTCTCCCAGCGTCTCAGGCGGCCGTGCCTGCGCAATGGCCATGTCACCGGCCGTCATCACGTCGCGCAGCGTCTGCATGACAACCTCTTGGACCTGCTCGGGCTGCATACCAGCCGCAACGGCCTGCAGCCGGCGCGTCTCGGCCTCGTAGGACTTGACCTCGGCGTCCGTTTCGGCCTTGAAGCGGTCGATCTCCAGCTTCTGCGCCTCCATCGACTGCTGGACGTTCTGCAACAGGCCAGCCATCTGCTGCATCTCCTGCGCCATCGCTTGAATCTGCAGGTTGGCGGCTTGCAGCGCCGGGTCTTCCTCGTCGCTGAGAATCTTCGGGTCGATGGTCTTGGCGAACCGCTTGGCCATCTCCTGCGCGCCAGGCCAGTCCATGTTCTTGACGAACAGATCGCCGGCCACGGCCCACAGTTGCGGGTTGGTCTGCAGCAGTTGCGCCATCGCCTCCAGCGCCTCTTGGCGCTTGGTGGCGTAGCCAGGGCCGGTGACGACCACCACGTCGTACTTGCCGACGCTGGGGTTGTAAATCTTGTCGATGACGATGCCGTTCTGGTCAACGATCTTTTTGACCGGCTCGGGCTGCATGGGGTTCATCTTCACCATGCTCGACTCGCCATCCTCGCCGATGATCCGCGCCACGCGCTGCGTGTCGTAAATCTTGGGGATCAAATCCACCAACTGGCGAGTAACATGACGAACAGCGCGGGCCAGATTATCCACATAGTGATAGGTTCCCGTGTCACCTTCGCGTTGACGGGCCAGAATAGCCCGACCAGACCGCTCGTTGCCTCCGATGCCCAGCGAGGCATCGTACTGGCCCGTCGTGGACTTGATGTCCTCCGACGCGCCCATCTTGGCCTGCAGGAGCCCGCTGGAGGCCATCGGAGGCTGTGCCCGCTGGGGTAGTGGCAGCATGCTCCCTTGGCCGTCCGTGACGTCAGGATTGACCTCCAGATACGGCCAGTTCTGCGTGTTGGCGGTCTTCCACTGCTGCTCGTAGCCCTCGAACTGGCCGCCGTAGCCAATGAACGGGGCTTTGGGCGCCAGCGCCAGCATCTCGGCTTCCTGGCTCACCCAGTAGTTGTACATCCGCTGCGCGTCCTTGGCGTTGCGCACCAGACCGCTGATGTACAGCCGACCCTCGATCTCAAACTCGTTGCCGACCACGCGCACGACGGGGATGTATTTGCCCGCCCAATCGCGCTCCTCAAGGATTTCGTAGCCGTTGATCTTGCACCACTTGACCTTCTTGCGGTCGGCCCTGCGGCTGCGCAGCGGCTTGCCGAACATGGCCCGCAGTTGCTTGTCTTCCGGCGTGCCGGCAAACGCCGTCTGGTTGCCGGGG